TCTCTTGATTCTGATCCAGGTCAACTATCTGAACTGAAACCTCAAACAGATTTGAGAGGTAAAGGTCAGGTGGCGTAGTCATCTCAATGATGTTGCCATACTCAAAGTACAAAGACTGATCCTGATTATAACCATGCAACACTGTCAGTTTTTTGCCCAGTGCCGTCAATGCCTTTGCCTGCGTCGTTACTCCAGTTCCATAAGTTGATGGACTAAAGGACAAGTTCTCAGGGTCACTGCCCCAAGAAAAGTCTGCTGAGTCATAAGGTTTACGATATGATAGTGGTGCTGATACAGAAGTTTCGTAAGTTGGTTCTGAGAACAACTCCTCTGTGACCATGATATCTGCAAGCACACGTTGTCTTGAATCAACCAACATTGCTGGTCCATCAATCAGTGCCTTGTCTGCCTTGTTTGCTTCGTCTTGTTTAAATACACCCATAATATTTCTTACAATGGTGGGCCAGCAAATGGCACAGGAGGTGTCCCTGGGATCACTCCAATGATATTGCTGGTCGATACATACGTGTGAATTGCATTCATCAACGCATTAATGAAAAGTGCTCCTGCAGGGATTGGTGCTGCGAGTGCCCCTGCTAACTGTCCTTGTAAACTTGGTGGCACATGTATTATTGGACTCGTCTGAAACTGAGTCATCACTGAACCCCATGCAGTTGATATTGCTCCAGTGATTGATGCAGCAAGCAAAGCACCTGATGGTATTGGTGCGGCCATTGCTGCCTTGAGTTGTGCCTTACCTGCTGAGAATCCTGGCATCGCAGTGACAGGGAATCCCATTGAGTTCTGTGCTGCCATAGCATACCCCTGAAATCCTGTCATTATGATTTCAGCAGTCAAACTCCCACTTGTGCTTGGGGCATTCAAAGGTGCCCATGATGCTTGCATCTGTGCTGGTATAAGTGCCATATTATCCTGCCAAGAAAATTTTCTTACTTAAACATGCCATGATCTTCGCTGCGGTCGTCGGAGGACTACTTGGTCCTGATGGCGTCAAGTGCATGTGTGATGCATATTCTGTTGCAAACTGTAAACCTAAAACTGCTGGCTCAATACCAATACCTCCAATAAAATGGAAGGGTGAGTCCAGTAACGTAACTGCCCCTGACTTAATCATTGTCACTGCCTTGGCTGTATACGTGTTAATAATCCCATCATCTGAGATCAAGGGTGATGGTGTCGCAGGAGTTCCCCTTGAGATGTAAGTGGGTGAACCCATCAATATGCCCTGCGTTCCAAGTGGGTTTAATTTCAGATAAGTCATACCCATGACGTTAGTTGGGAGGTCGATGCCCTCAGGTATGGGAGCAGTTTTGACCATCAACTCAATCGCACCAAGTTTTGGGTTTGCAGTATTTACCTTGAGAGCAATATTGCCCATCATAGTCTCAATCTCTTTACCAGTCCAGTCTGTAAAAGGTAGTCTGCCTGTGCCAATAAACTCATTGGTATAAAACTCTTTACTGTATCCACCTTTGACCATGAAACCAAACTTGGGAGCAATATTAAGGTTGCCCATTGAGGCAAGTTCCATTTTGGATGATGCCTTCATCTTGACAGTATTGCCCTGAACATCAAATGCCTTTGAGGTCTCAATCCTTGAATTGCCAGTCGCCAGGACATCCAACTCTTTGGTTCTGAATTGTATGATGCCGTTGTCTCCACCATCACTGTCTATGATCATGCCCCTTTTTGAACTCAACTTTACGAAACCACCTGAGAAAAGATTCATGTTACCAGTGTTGGTCTCAATATTTACCTCAGCAGATCCAAGACCTTTCATCACAATCTCTGACGTCGTCGCAGCAACATGAACACCTCTTGCGGTGACTGCCTTGATTCCTAACGTGCCCTCATAGTTATCTCCCACCGTGGTGTCGTACTGATCTCCATGCGTTCTGTTGAACCTATAACCATTGGGACCAAACTCTGTAAATGTTCCCATGCGATGTTGCCAAGACATACGTTCAGACTTTGGTGTATCATCAACCTCAACCAAGTGTCCTGATTCACTCTCCCTCGCATGATTGTATGGATACTTTGCTTTGTAGAAACTCTTTGGCTCTTGGAAACTTAGTGGTACATTCTGAGCAGCAAGCGAGGTTGAACGTGCAGTTTGGAATGATCCAAGTGACTGTCTCGTGGTCTCCTTCAGGTATACTTGAGACTTTTCAAGGTTGGATACATCTTTTAACTTGGTTGAATAGTTGGGGTCTTGTTTGAACCCGTGTGCTGCCCGAGCATCATCGTAACCCAAACTCACTCTTGGCATTGTTGGCACATTGATCAGTCTACCACTTGGATATGGAGTTGGATCAAAGTCCCATGAAACAATCTCATTCTTTAACTGGAACATTGTCCCTGCTGAATCAATGGGAGTGCCTTCTTCAATGTATAATAGTGAAGCAGGTCGTTTTGGTATTGCCCCATCCAAGTCAGGGTTACCTGTCTTTGTGTTCTTTGCTATTGGATTATCAGGGTCACCAGTCGCCTCATACATTGACTCGACGTTACGCCATCGATTGTCCTTGAATGGTCCACCTTGTTTTGAGCCACCCCTCCGAGGTATACCTGGGAGTGTTCCCATCATTACAGGTTCTTGACCATCCTCTCCATCACGAAAGAAACCAACAACCCAAGTGCCCTCAACTGGACCTGTTGGAGACCATCCAACACCAGTCTGAGCAGCAGAGTTAATAGGCATCATTGGGACTGCCCATGGTAGTGAATCAGTTGGCATCTTTCTCATATCTGGAGAATGATAACCAACAATCCTAACCTTACAACGACCCATCTTCAGAGGGTCATGTCTGTTCTCAACTACGCCAGTCCACCAATTAAAACTAGGATACATCATCGCTCTTCAACCTCCACTGTACGTGGTCCTGTTGGAACTGGATCACCCTGATCCTTTGCGAATGAAAATATCTTATACATTTTTTCATCTGTGTCATTATCATCTGTGCCTCGACCCTTGCTTCTTGTTGGTATCGTTGAAGGTGTCTTGGCTTCACTATGTGACAAAGGCACCTGCGTCTCAGGGTCAATCTGCTGGTTTGGATTTGGTTTGAAGAACACGTCATTCAGATTCCCCTCATAGGAATCTTTTGCGAGGTCAAGTTTCATTGAATAGTTGTCACCATAAAACTGATGATGTATACCTGTCACCATGAATGCCCCTGACCTTAAACTCTCTGTGCTTGACTCATCAAATGGTATTTTGGATTTGATGTCAAGTAAAATAACTGTCCCTGACTCAACTCTATCATCACCTGGTATACGCACCTCAAGGTTGAGAGACTTGAGTTGCTCCATCTGCGAACCTCTATGGGGTTTCCAATGCTCTGCCTTATTGACAAACGTAGTGCTGAAACCACTACCACTAACTGGATAGTATTCAACATGAGCAAACTTATTATGCTTTGACCCCTTTAGCTCAGTGCCCTCAGGAGCAAGTCCCATTGATTTAGAAGAAGCCAAAATACTGGGTCCATTCATGTGTGCTTCCTTTAGCCCATCCCTATCATAAAGGTATTCAGTCTCTTCAACAGTCATGTCAAATAGGTTGTGACCAAGAAACTTACGGGTAAACATACCTTCAGTCATACCCCTTAATGTGTCAAAATAGTTACTGTACTCAAAGGAATCAACAGTTGTGAAATCCTCCTCTTCAACTCCACCCCTGTTTTTAGGTCTAACAAAGTACCTTGGTATCTCATCAAGCACACCCTCTGTCCTCAACCTTTGTGCTCTTAGCATGATGGTCTCAAGACTCCTAAAGTAGTAACCATGCAAAGTTTCCCAAAAGAAAAATAATGCTCCAGGTATGTTCCTTGGATCAACTGCCGTCGTTGACCTACGTGCACACATCTCCAATGCCTCAAAAGGTCGTGAACCAGGGAATGCAATCGTATATTGCCCTGCCGATGGCTCAACATTAAACTCCTTCTCATAGTGTCTTGAGAATAAGTTTTGGAGTTCCCTCTGAAAATACTCATCGTATATGGCTTGGGCCATATCTGAATATCGTGTCAATGAATAGTTACTGTAGACTCGCAGTCGGGTATTCAGCATTGCCTCAGGCGAGACGCAATGAAGTCTGTATATGGTCTGCACACCTGTCCCATCTTTCATGTCAGACAGTTTGAAGACATTGTATATTCTGCGAATAGACTTCTGCTGATCACCTGTGTGGAAAGTGAAGAATATTTTCTCCTCACCCAAAAATGGAATGGTCTCAAGCAGTCCAACAGCATCATTGAGCACTACCTGAAACTCAATAGTGGGATCATATATTGATTCAAATATGTCAATCATCACCCACTTGTCAGATATGTCAAACAACAAACCTTGATAATTCTGTACAGTGAGTTCCGTGATATAAAACTCGCCAGGTGTATTCTTTTTAGTCGCCATTATGAAGTAGGTTGAAATATTTGTGAAAGGTCTGACAACAGTGTTGGTAGATATGCTGCCTGTGGTAAAATTATCTCTCGTTTTTGTTCATTCTGATCAACCTCAAAGTCAAAGGCAGTGATGATCCGATTCCGATCTGTGTCCTGAATATACTTTGCTCGGTCTATCTCATTGCCTCTATCATCCTCATAATGATGGATGGTTGCTTGGGCAGTGGCAGGACTTCCGTATATTCTAGTCATCCTCTCATCAAGTCGATTGCTTGACCTGGGCCAATCAGAATAGATATTTTGTATATTGTTGACAAACATTATCACCCAAACATACCTGACATCACCATATAACTTAAATGAGGTTATGTCAGGTCTCTCACCATCTGGTATGTAGTAAGGTTGGTATTGTTTAACTGTATCAAGTGCCTCTTTTCTAAACTTTGCTGTGACAGTTAGGTCAGGTACTCCTTTGTACTTCTGAGTCTTATCAATATCAAACTGAACCTTTGGAAACTGCGCAAAGTATTGAGAAGAGGGAACTGGTTCATGTGCTTTTGCCATCAGTAACCTTCCTCAACCATCTCCCTTGAGATCAAGGAAGTTTCTTGGAATCCAAGTGTTAACTTAGTAGCAGTCGGATAACCATCATGGAAAAAGGTTGGCACAAGTGCTCCAACTCCATTATAATCCACGTCAACTGAAGTCAAAACTGACTTAGCAAACCTATGAACTATGCCATCCTCAGCAGCAACTTGGCCACCTTGGAAACGAAATATCCTCATCTCAATGCCAAAAAATGGTGGCATCTTAAAGTATGATGCACCACCAAAACCTGATACAGATGGGACTGCACACTTCTTGAAAAACTTTACTATCTTATGTATCGTCGCTGCCTCATCTGAACTTGATGGGATCAGGGTCCAGTTCATATTGAATGATCTGAACTCAGGACCAGCATAGGACACAAACTGGAATGGGTTTTTGATTGTCCCCATAACATTGTTTTTGAACTTAGCAAGGGCACTTGCCCCACCCAATGATGCGATCGCCGCAGTACCAAGATCACCAGTATCGCCTGATTGATTAGTCTTTTTCTTAACATCCTCTGATAGTGATTCCCTCATATCTGAGAAGTTTGCCCCCTGTTTGCTCATGGTCGTAGTCATTTTCTCAGCAGCATCAAATGCCAAGCCACCCAATAATCCAAGTGCTTGGTTCTCATAATTAGCTTTATAGGTTGATGCAAGAGCACCAATCGGTATTGGTAAAGCAACTGTTCCCAGTATTTCATCTGTCCCAGTGCCTGACACTATCCCACGTTCTTTGGCTGTAAATAATATGAAGTTGGGTTCACCCTCCCTCTGATCGCCAAGTCCTTTGGGCCATGTCATGTCTCGATTGTTTGTTCCTGTATCAGTTCTAGCCTCGCCCATGTAATAACTCCTTTCGATTAATCAATATATTTAGTTTACCCTAAATAAATCGTGGCATACCGTGGAAAATATAAGGTGAAGGTGCCTGACAAATATCTCGGGGACCCAAGTAAAGTTACATATAGATCATCATGGGAATATGAGGTGTTCAAGTTCTTTGAGCAGAGCAACAAAATAGTCTCATGGGCAAGTGAGGAAATAATTATACCCTACCTAGATCATAAAGGGCAAAAACATCGTTATTTCCCTGACGTATACTTTGAACATGCCAATGGAAAGAAATATCTCGTTGAAATCAAACCTTTGGCACAGACCAGACCACCAAAGGAAGGCAAGTCCAAACGTAGGTTTATCAAAGAACAGATAAGATATAAGATAAACCAGAACAAGTGGATAGCAGCAAAAGACTTCTGCGACAGGCATGGACTAGTTTGGATGGTCTGGACAGAAAAAGATCTAATCAAAAACCTTGGACTTAACTTAAAATACTAATGGCCACAAAAAGACAAGACATACATGAATCAATACTGGATAAGTTCAAGGATGCTCTAAGGACGGGCAAGGCAAAGAACCTATCAGTAAAGGCAAAAGACTGGTTTCGCTCCAAGTTCCAGCAGGGTCGTAAGATGGCCAGGCAGACATACAGGGGAGCAAGGGCATCCGCCATTGGTGGGATGTCAGGCATGAAGCCAAATGATTTATTCAAGAAGGGTGGATACACCAAGGTCCAGTTTACCGACAAGAAGACAGTGTATGGTAAGATGTTCTTTTATGAATATGATGCCAAGTATAAGGCAACACTTCCATATTGGGATAGGTACCCTGTAACTATTTTCTTTGACTACAAGCCACCACACTTGATGGGACTAAATCTACACTATCTGCCCCCATATCATAGGGCAGCATTGATGGATGCAATATTTAAATACAAGAGTTCACCAGAGTTGGACTCAAATACCTTTTTGCGATTGAACTGGAATCAACTTAGGAGAATACCTGAGGTAAAGCCAGCAGTGAAAAAATACTTGGTTAGTAACGTAGGTTACGCAGTTCAGATACCTGCTGATGAATGGGATGTGGCAGTTTACCTCCCTGTAGCAAGATGGCAGAAGGGATCTGAAGCACAAGTATATAAGGATTCCAAGGACATGCTTAAGGACAAATAATGGCAAGAGCAATAACACCTGCACATAACATTGATTCATTTGTAGGTTATTTTAAAGATGGATTTGCGTATAGTAATCTGTTTGCCTGTTACATCGACTTTGCAAAGGTGCATAATGGAATGGCAACCAGGTTGGCAGATATTGCTGACAAGTCTTCTCCAGGCATAGCAGTCGCATGTCAGTCAGCAAGTATTCCTGGCAAATCACTTATTACAAAGGAGAGGTTTACTCAATCAGTGCCCAAACCAATGGCATACAATGTGCAGTATTCTGATGTCACGTGCACATTCCTGATTGAGCATAACAAACAAGGAAGAAACACTTGGGCATTTTTCAACAACTGGATGGATATCATTGTTAACCCAACAACTGCATTTGTATCATACGTTGATGATTACAGTTGCGATATCTATCTAAGTCTGATGAATGCTGGGAATGGTCTCAATGCAACTGACTCATCGATTGGAGGCATCACTGCTAATCCAATACGTAAGGTCGTTGGAATCAAACTTGAAAACGCATTCCCAAAGTCTATCGCAGAAGTTTCAGTAAGTCAAAGTGATGCTAATGTCAGCACCTTTGGCGTAACCTTTGCTGTGCATAGATGGAAAAATATTCTTCAGAACTGGACTGAACGTGGCGCACAAGCCAACAAAGAGTTCAAGACAAATTTTAATTTTGAAGGTAACATGCTGTCTGATTTGGCAATACTCAAACAACAAGAGTCTGAAGTAAGAAATCGTCAAAATCCGACACCATAGATAATTAGGAGTATATTATGGCTTTACCGATGCTAGCGGTAAAAACATTTGAGGTGAGACAACCATCAAATGATCAGAAGATCAGACTGAGACCTTTTTTGGTCGCAGAAGAAAAGTTACTGTTACAGTCAGCAAGTGGGACACCCAATGAGGTGACTGATGCAGTAAAACAAATATTGGAAAGGTGCGTACAGGGGGAGACAGACTTTGATGCTGAGAACCTCCCATCATTTGACCTTGAGTTCCTTTTCCTAAAGTTAAGGGCAGAGTCAGTTGGATCAAAAGTTGATTTGCTTCTGCCTCACCCTGACTCAGAAGAATGTGACAGGACTGAAGTGCAGTTGAATCTGCAAGAAGTCAAAGTTCACTTCAATAAAGATCATGACAAAAAGATCATGCTTGATAAAAATATCGGTGTGGTCATGCGGTACCCAACCATGAGAATGATCGCCAACTTAGGCGATGCTCAGATGTCTGAAACTGAAGCATCATTCGCATTGTTGGAAAACTGTATTGAAACTGTATTCACGAAGGATGGTGAGACCCATGCCTTTGCTGATGCAGACAGAGAAGAAAAAGAACAGTTTATTGATTCAATGTCGACAGACCAGTTTATGAAGTTGCAGGAGTTCTTCACTGGCATGCCAGCATTGAGGCACACAATACACGTAAAAAGGTGTGTGACGTGCGGTCAACCATTTGACTATGAAGTCAGTGGGTTGCAAAGTTTTTTCTGATCTGCATATCTCATGACTCGTTGGCGAATCATTTTAAGACCAACTTTGCCCTGCACAAATATCATGGATATGCCTTGTCAGATTTAAATGAAATGGTACCTTGGGAACGAAAAATCTACATTATTCAAGTTCTGAATAATATGGAAGAGGAAAAGAATGCCCAAAACAACGAAAACAACTTGTTAGCATAGGAATATATGGCTGATAAAGAGGAAAGTCAAGAAACTAAAGCATTTTATAAAGAGGTCATCAAGCAGATTAAACATGGTCACAAGAAGTGGGATGGTGTTCAACGTGGTGATGAGAAGTGGAGGGACCGCACTAAGAAACATGATGCGAAACGTATTTCCATTATGGAGAGAAGTGACCTCAACTTGGCTAAAAATTCCAGGTGGCTAAAGAACCAAAGTGAGGCAACACAGAATCAGTATGAGACTGGTCTTAAGACTATCACGAATCTCAAACTGATGGGCCAAGGGTTTGCTAATTTTGGTTCCAACTTCGGCAAATTTATGTCACAAGATGGCGCAGCAAAATCAATGATGAATCAGACTGCCCATTCACTCAACAAAAAATTGGTCATGGGCATAGATAGCCTGAACACAACCCTCAAGGACAACCGCCAACAGATGAAAGAGAGCATGTCTCGCATGCCTGAGATGATTGTCGGTGGCACAATAACAGGGTTCAAATCTGCGACACAGGCACTTGGTGATCGTGCTAAGGGCCATGCGGACAAACTGCTTGCTTACTTTGGCAACAAAGATGCACGTGAACGAATGGAAGAGAAGGCAAAAGAGAGGCAAGCAGACAAGAGTGGTCTCAGCCAGGACTTGGGCAAGGCAAAAGAAAAGGCAAAAGGTTTCTTGGGCAACATGATGACCAAATCAATGGGAATGGCCACTAATCTATTCAAAGGTTTGTTTGGTGGCATAGGAAAGTTCCTTCTTAAGAACATCGGCAAGTTAGGGATCTTAGGACTAGCAACAAGTCTCATGGCAGTGTTCTGGGATGACATCAGTAAGTTCCTCAGTGGTATATTCTCAGGTGATGGAGAAGCAACAAAGGTCACAGAGGGTGGCGTAAAGGATATGCTGGACAAGTTATGGGGTTTCATCAATGATGGAATCAAGTCATTGTTTGGAGTTGACCTTGGCGCAAAGATGAAAGAGAGTGGAGTTGACGTAGGTGAGATAACCAAAACTATTTCTGAGTACATCACTCCACTGGTCAATGGCTTCATCAAGATTGGGACTGAGGTTGGTAAACTATTCAAGGATGTTTTTGATAGTGCATTTGGCACAGATGGTAAGCCAGGCAAGTTGTCTCAGTTTTTCGACAACATGGGTAAGTTCGGCAAATCAATAATAGGTGCTCTCAATACATTTACTGGAGGATTGTTCCAAGATCCAAAGACAGGCAAACCTCTTGAGTTTGACGGAGTCGTTGAGTTGGTCTTTGGCACAATCAAAACCTTTGTCAACAAAATGATGGACGGTGCCCTACGCATCAGTGAATACTTTGTTGACCCCTCAGCACTTGTAGCAGACGTCAAAAATGCTTTCAGTGGACTGGGCAGAATCCTATCCAATGTCTTTACTGACATCATGATCACTCTGAAGGCATACGGCAAGTCACTGTTGCCTGGCACATCCTATGAGGAAGCACTGGCTGAACTCAAAAAAGAGAACGCAGAACAAAAGGCAAAGGAAGCAGCGATTGCTGAGAGACGTCTTAACGCCAAAGCAAGAGCATTTGGTGTTCAAATGGAGGAGGTAACTGCTGACACAGACATCAAAGCCATGATGGATAAGTTAAAGGGTCAGATGTCTGAAGAGGATAGAGGTGTTTTTGAGAAGTTGGCTAGGGATATCAAGGACGCAAAAGAGAGGGAACGTGAGCAAACAACTGAGGCGATTGAGTCAGCAGTTGAAGGTGAGAAGATGAGGCAGTTGGAGGAATATAAAAGAACCAACATGGTTGACATCCTCTCAAGTGATACAGGTTTTGCTGATCGTCTCAAGGCACTATCCGAAGATATGAGGTTTAACGCAGTTGGTGACCTTGATGATAGTAGGATGGGAGACAGAAGGGTTCAAAATTTCCTACAAAGTTTAGATCCTGAAGCACAGAAGTCATTCTTGAGCAAACTTGAGACACTTGATAATGCAGGTGAGATGAATGAAGATACTGCATTCCAACTTGCCAAACAAATAGGACTTGACACCAGTAAGTTTGATAAGGAGGAGTCACTTGAGTTCTTTAAGATGCTCATGGATGCTGAGAACCTCAAATCAAAAAGTGGTGACACCTTTGAAGAGTTATATGGGTCTCAAATAGGTGATGAACAAGCAGACAGACTACTCGAGCAAGGGTTCAAGGTACAGAATGAGCAAATGGCTGAGGTGGTACGTCAACTTG